GTGCATCGCGCTCGCGTTCATCGTGGGGATCGGCGCCGCCGTGCTCACGTTCTCGAAGTACCTGATCCCGAAGTGGCGGCGCGAGGAACAGGCGGAGACGGAGCGCCGGGTCGCGGGCATCAAGGATTCGATCCAGAAGTCGCACGAGACGCGCACCGAAAAGGCTGACCAAGCGGTCGCCGTGGTCAAGGAACAGGCGGCGGCGCAGACGGCTCAGGACACGGTGGACGTCGCGAACCAGTTCATCATCGACTCGATGAAGAAGGAAGGCTGAGATATGTGGTCCCCCCCTTGGATGTCAGGAAGCTCCTTTGGCGCCACGCCCGCGGACATCGCCTCCGGCGAGGTGATCGTCTACCGAGGCGCGTCCGACGGGCAGCCGGAGAAGATCCGCGCCGCTCCCTACTACTTCGCCACGGCTGAGACGTTCTCTCGCGTCTACGGACCGACGGCTGCCTTCAGGCTGAAGCTGAAGAACCCGCTGATCGTGGACCGGGGTGAGTGGTACCAGTTCGCCAACAGCCGCTTCATCCCGATGGAGGCGGTCGTGCAAAAGCTGGCGGACAGGTCCGAGCAGGACGGGACGGTGTACGACAGCGTCATCTCAGACTTCGGCAACATCCAAGTGGTGTTCGTCCTCAACGCGAAGAAGACCGCGAAGCTGGTGAAGTGATCATGTGGCCCGCCCCGTGGCGCACCGTCTCTCTGGGCGCGACTCCGTCGGAGTTGCCGGACGGGTGGTACGTCGCGACGATGGACGACGGCATCAAGGCTGGGCCGTTCCGCACGAAGAAGGGCGCATCGTGGTGGATCGGGAGTCCTGACCCCATGAGGCGCGAAGGCAAGAGCCTGTACACCGTAGGACGGTGGTGGGTGGGTCCGCGTGACGCCTTCGCCGCGCAGGGATTCGGCGTGTCCGACGAAGTCGAGACGCCGGAAGAATGGTTGAGGAACAAATGACGTGGTCAGCGCCGTGGTCACGCCGCAGCCGTGGTATCGGCGCCAACGTCTCCGAGTACGGGATGGAGCACCGCCCTCCCGCAGACGGGGCGCCGCTTCACGACCTGCTGGAAGGCGGGCAAGCTCCTCGCGACATCTACTCGACGCCGTTCGACTGGTACACCGGCTTCCCCGAGTACTTGGGCGAGACGGCTGAGAAGATCCGGCGGGTGCGCGGGCAGCCTGACGCGCCTGTCTCCGTCTACCGCGCCGGTCCGACGCACGAGTTCAACCCCGGCGACTGGGTCACGTTGTCACCGGGCTACGCCAACGAACACCGGGACTCGATCGACCCGACGTCCTACAAGACGTGCAAGCTCGCCCGCGTGCCCGCGAAATACGTCCGGTGGGCTGGCGACGACCTGATGGAGTGGGGATACTGGGGTCCGAAGAGGACGTCGCTCCGCTGGGAAAGCTGTGAACGCAACCGAGCCCTGTACCGAAAGAAGAGGTAACGTCCATGACGTGGTCAGCACCGTGGATGAAGCGTTCGTCCAATCAGTTGGGCGCGATCGTCGGCAAGCGGCACGTCGAGTACCGCGTGAGTTCCGAAGTGTTCACGGCGCTTGGGGCCGAGAACGGCCAAGCCGCGTGCCTGAGCAACTTCGCTGACTTCGACATGCTGCTCGACGAGGCGATCGACCGCGGGCTCTACAACTACCCGCCCGACTCCGTCCTCCGGCTGCGCGAGCAGGTCTACCGGGAAGTCGCAGCCATGCAGCGGCGCGGCGTCGCGGGACGGATCCCGGTCTGCATTTTCCGGCGTGACTGGCAGAACAGGCTGACCAAGTACGAGCGCAAGGCCGAGGGCGTTCACGAGCGTTTCCACGCCGCCGTGCGACGCGCCGAGTCCGCGCGTGGCCTCGACAGCAACGACAACTGCGTGGCCGGGAACATCGGCGCCGCCCTGTTCGCCCTGCGCCCCGAGGGTGAGCATGCCTACGCCGCCGGGACGTTGGGCGGCTGGGCCGAGAACCCGGCGGTGATCCCCGAGGAAGTGCTCGCTCGCGTCGAGGAGATCCGCGCTGCGTGCGGCACCGCCAAGGACGGCGTGAGCATGAAGAACCCGCAGTACTGCGCCGCCGCCAACCAGAAGTGGGCCGAGCAGTTCGTGCGGATCAACGCCCAGATCAGGAACATGGAGCAGCAGATGGGCCCCGCGTTCCAACTCTACGGCGCGCGGATCGACCCCGACGTCCTGTGGAGGCTCGCGGACAAGGTGAAGAAGCAGTACGGCGGCTCGATGGGCCTCGTGCAGAACGCCATCGACAAGTGCAAGGCTCCGTCGGCAGCCGAGATCAACAAGAAGCGCATGGACCGCTACAGCCGCCGCGTCAACCTCGCCCGCAAGCGCGGCGAGTACCTGCCCGTCGCCAAGCGGCCTGAGAAGATGATCGCCACCAGCCGCATCAGCATGATCGAGCTTGACTGATGCGCCCCATCATCCTCGCCCTCGCGATCCTCGTGCCCGCCGTGGCGCTGGCCGACGATCCACCGTGCAAGCCCACCGGAGACACGGTGACGTGCTCGCGTGCCGGGTTCGACGTCCTCGTGAAGCGCCTGATCGACACCGACGCCAAGGCGAAGGAAGCCGCCATCCGGCTCGCCGCGAGCGAACAATCGGTTGTCGAGACGAAGGCTGCCCTCGACGCCTGTCTCGCCCGTCCGATCCCCACTCCGCCGCCCCCGCCCTCCGCCTTCTCGCGGGTGCTGCCCGTCGCGCTGGGGATCGTCGGTGCGGCGACCCTCACGGCCTCCGTCGCCGGTGACTGGGGCGCAGGTGGGCGGACGACCGGGGCGGTGGTAGGCTTGGCCCTCGTTGGCACCGGCATTGTGCTCGCGTTGCCCTAAGCAGGAGAAGTCTCATGGCCCGCCGCCGTCGTTCGTCCCGTCGCTCCCACCGCATGCACGGCTTCGGCGTGCTGGGCTCCGAGCCCATGTCGTGGGGCTCCCTCGCCGTCGGCGCCGTCGTGGGCTACGGCCTCGCGATGCTCGTCTCGAAGAAGTCGGAGTCGAGCAACAGCGTGCAGGGCCTTGGCGCCCGTCCCCGTCCGAAGCCGCGCCCCACCACCGCCTCCACCAATGCGTGGCTGTGCTCGCGGGGCCTGTCGGTCTACTGCTAGGCCGAAGGCTCAAAGTTGCGAGAAAAAAGAACCCCGGCGGCCTCGCGGCTCGCCGGGGTTCGTCTTTCGGGTCAACCGATTGGCCGGGCTACCCGTCGTAGCGTGACCAGTCGATGTCGTCCTCCTCGCTGGGGTCGGTGTCGTTGAGCACGTCAGCGGCGGGGAGCAGGGGAACCGAAGGGGCCGGGGGCCGCATGGGGATCACCACGCCGGGCGTGTTGGGGTCCGACGGGATGCCCCGCGCCATCTGCACGAGAAGCTGGTGCGCGTGCGGCGTCTTCCGGTAGCAGACCTCGCCGTTCACCTTCATCGCCTCGATCGTCCGCTCCTCCGTCAGGCTGTCGATGATCTCCTTGACCCGGCGCTTGAGCAGTTCGCTCTCGCGGATGACGTATCCGAGGGGCGTCGGCATGTCGGAGATCGTGCGCAGGACCGCGGCACGGTCGCGCATGTCGCGGTTGCCGGTCACACGCTCACCGAGTTCGAGCACCGAGTGCAGGTGCAGGTCGGTGATCTTCAGGGCGCTCTCCAACTCCGGCAGACCGACGTGCCAGTCGTAGCCGCTGCGAGCCTGACCCGTGTCCCACGAGAGCAGGAGCGCCACCTTCGCGGCGATCGACGTCGAGCGCGAGCACGCGGCGGCGGCCCTGCGATTCGCGCCCTCGCGCAGCGGCTTCAGGCTCGCCCACCAGTCGAGCCACATCTTCTGCCCGGCGGCGTCGAGCCACAGGCACGCGCCCGGCGGGTTCTGCGGGGTCGCGAGCGCGGCGAGCCACTGGGTGATCGCCACGCGCTTCTGCGGGTCGTCCACGGGCGGGGTAGCGTACTCGCGCTCCGGCTCCCCGAAGAACGTCAGGAAGCGGGCGAGAAAACCACCCGTCCAGTCGGCCTGTTCCGTGTGGCGTTCGAGAAGATCGGTCGCGACGCCGCACAGAAGACTGAGCCGGGGATCGGTGACGGCGCCCTGCCGCTTGTTTGCCAAGGCGCGTCCGATCGGGATGCCGTCCCAGAGGTTCGTGTAGGCCGTCTTGAGCGCCATCAAGTAGCCTTCCTCCGCCTTCGCGAGGAACTCACCGAACTCGCCGTAGATCACCACCTGTCGCTGTTGCGCCCGCAGGGACTCATAGAGTCCCTCCTGCGAGCCGGGGATCTCGCCCACGGCGCCGGGGATCGCCTCCCGCATGATCCGCTGGGCGATGTTGATCGCCGCCGTCTTGCGGGACTTGGAACTGTCGCCCACGATCAGGCTGAAGCAGTTGCCCCAGATGGGGCTGGCGTACGGCACCGAGAAGTCCAGCGGCACGCACTGCGAGAGGCACGTCAGCGCCCCCGCGACGTGATAGGCGACGTTGGCGTCGGTCATGCCACTGGCGTACTCGACGTAGCTCCGAACGAACCCGGACCGAGGTAGCGCGGCCCAGACATCTGCTTCTCGAATCATCAGCTTTTCCCCTTGTTTTCCGTGAAAACGGACGGCGACACTACACCACACGAAAGCTGTTGACAAGTGTCAATCGACGGCGGTACTGTTCGCCACGCTGATTTTTCCTTGGGGGCGTAACCCGATGGCATGGCACCGCTTTTCCCTCTCGCACACGACGCCGGAAGTGAACCGGGCGCTGGCGGACCTGCCCGGCGTCACGGTCCGCGACCGCACGGTCACGGCCCACGACAACGCTGCGTGGCTGGTCGAGCGCATCTGCTCGCGCGGCGGGGTCCACTGCACCGCCGCCGTCACGCAAGCGGACGGCGCCCCGCTCCAATCGGTTGACGACCTGATCCAGTACGGCCTCCGTGACTGGGTGCCCGCGTTCCTGACGGAGTACCAGCGTGCGGGGATCCTCGCGACCGCCCACCGCTCCGCGCACCTCTGGTGGGCCGCTGGCGCGGGCAAGACCGCCGGGGCCATCTGCTGGGCGCTGGCGCGTCCCGGCGCGACCGTCCTCGTGACCCGCGCTGGCGTGCGCCGGTCCCACGCCCGCGAGATCGAGCGCCTGACCACGCACCGCGCCCTCGTGATCGAGAGCGCCGCAGACGCCGCCGGGCTCGACGACACCGACGCCCTGTTCGCGATCGTAGGCTGGGAGGGGCTCCCCGACGTGATCGAGCACCTGCTCGCGTGGCGCCCCGCCAACGTGATCTTCGACGAAGCCCACAAGGCCAAGTCGCACAAGCGTTTCCGGGCCACGCAGCAAGCCGACGGCTCGAAGAAGTTCGACGCGCTGGAGAACATCGCTCAGGCCGCCTACCGCCTCTCGCGCAAGTGCTCGCGCCGCCTCGCGACGACCGCCACGCCGATCAAGGACCGCACCCGCGACCTGTGGGCCCAGTTGGATCTCGTTCACCCCGACGCATGGGGCAAGTTCTACAGCATGGAGCGGTCCTCGTTCGCCGGGCGCTACTGCGCGGCTCGCCCCGGCACCTTCGGCGGCATCAACACCGAAGGCTCCTCGAACCTCGACGAACTGTGGGACCGCGTGTCCCTCGTGACCAACCACGTCCCGCACTCCGTCACCCACCGTCACCTGCCGCCGCGCCGCCGGATCGTCACCTATGTCACGCCCGCCGAGCAGTCGGCGGCCACCGGCTTCACGCAAGCGTTCTGGAAGAAGGTCGCACCCAACGGGAAAGTGGCGATCCTCGAAGCGCGGCTCATGGAAGCCGCCGCCAAGAAGCGTAAGGTGCTCCTCGATCTGGTCGAAGAGGCCGTCGAGAACAAGCAGAAGGTGACCGTGTTCACGGGACGTCGCGAGGACTGCGAGAAGCTGGCGGAGGAAGTCGAGAAGATCGGGTGCCGCGTCTACACCGGCCACGGCGGCACCCCGGCCCGCGTGCGCGACGGCATCCAGCAGCAGTACATGGCCGACCCCGGCCCCTGCGTGCTCGTGGGCACCGGCGATGCGTGGGGCGAGGGCGTCAGCCTTCACGACACCGACCTCGCGCTGATCGCCTTCCTCCCCTACACGCCGGGCGCGGTGGTGCAGTGGGAAGGGCGCTTCTCGCGGCAGGGCCAGAAGCGGCCCGTGCTGATCCAGTATCTGGTCGCGGAGGGCACCGTGGACGAACACGTCGCGGAGATCCTCCTTGGAAAGCTCAAGCCCGTCGAGGCCGTCTCGCACGACGACTCGATCGAGGGCTTCGCGGACTCGCTCATGGGGAGCGACGAAGAGGACGCACTGATCGGGTCAATCCTGACCAAGTTGGGCGTCTAGGACGGGCCACAGGCCCAAGGGAGACAAGCATGTCGAAGATGAAGCACACCATCGTGGGCGTCACGCCGGAGATCGCCACGGCGTGGCTGCGGCAGAACATCGAGCACAACCGGACCCTGCGTCAGGCGGAGGTCGCGCGGCTCGCGGGCGAGATGAAGGCGGGGCGATGGATGCTCACGCCGACCGGCATCGTGTTCGACACCAGCGGCAAGCTGATCGACGGGCAGCACCGGCTCTCCGCCGTCGTCCTGTCGGGATGCACGGTCCAGATGGTCGTCTGGCACAACGTGGAGAGCGGCGTCCTGAACGTGCTCGACACCGGGCGCGGGCGCTCCCTCGTGGACGTGCTCACCGTCACCCAATCAGTTGGCGACGACGTGCCCGCCCGCAACATCGTGCCCCGCGCGAACACTATCTACGGGCTCCACCACCCGGAGGTGAAGATCGCCAAGTTCACGGCGGTCGAGTACGAGTGGGTGCGCGAGCGTTACCTCGAAGACCTCGTGTGGGCGGCCCGCAACTACCCGAACGGCGGCCCCGGCGTCAGCAGCGGCTCCGTCATCTCGAAGATCCGGTCCGCGCCCGTGATGGGGGCGCTCGCCATCGCGCACAAGAAGTCGCCGGAGGAGATCGAGGCGTTCACGCGGAGGCTCGACCGCGGGCTGGAGTTGACGGAGACGGACTCCGCCTACGCCCTGCGCCGGTTCTTGGAGGGCTCTGCGATGACCGGCACGTCGCGACACGAGTTCTCGTTCGCCGCGTTCCGCGCCGCCTACGCCTCGATCCAGAAGCGGAAGCTCTCGATCATCAAGCCGTCGTTCCTGACGCGCACGAACCCGGAGTTCGCGGAGATGCTCAAGTTCTTCGGGGTGATGCGGTGATCGACATCGAGACGCTGGACCCGGACGCCCTGCGCCGGTACTGCCGCGACCTGCTCACCCAGATCGACGTGCTGAAGCGGACGGAGTGCCCGTCTTGCGAGGTTTCCAAGGTGTTCCACGACGTCGCCGTCGCGGAGCGCAACATGATGCAGTTCAAGCTCAAGGAGGAGGAGCACGTCAACGCCATGCTGCGGGCCCGGATCGCGGTGCTCATGTCGGACTCCAATCGGTTGACGCGGGGTGAGCGATGACGACGTGGCACGTCCCGCCGAAGAGCGAGAACGAGAAGCTGCGGGCGCTGCTCGCGGAGGCGCGTCGGGCGGTAGGCGACGAGGAGTGCATTGACTGCGGCATCGGATGCCAGAGCGTGTGGGGCCGCATCGACGCCGCGCTCGCGGAGCCGGTGGAGAGTGGCCCGCCCGAGTGGGCCTGTTACAACTGCGGCTCGATGGGAGACTTCTCGCCGATCCAGTATCCGGATGGTGACTACGACATCGAGTGTGCCAACTGCGGATCGCAGGACACCGACGAGGCGGGTAACGTCGTTAGTCAGCTCGTTCTTGATCTGGATAAAGCGCGAGCGGAGCGCGACGAAGCGCGGGACGAGGTTGAGACACTCCGCGCCGCGATTGACGGAGAACCGTGGGGCGGGGCTGTTCTCAGGCAGCAACGCGACGAGGCAATCAAGAAGCTGGGCGTCACGTTGGAACAAGTGTGGGCGGCAGAAAAGGATCGCGACGAAGCACGGGCCGAGATCGCCAGTCTCAAGGCCGAGTTGTCTCCGATGCTGCTTGCGGTGGCGACTTCGACCGACGAGCGAGACATCGCAAGGGCGAAGGCCGAGATGGCTTACCAGCGCGGCGCGGAGGCGATGCGGACCAAGATCCTTGGGCTGTTGGCCGTGATGTCGCTGGACAGCAAGCCGCAGGTCAACGGTTACGGCCTGTGGGATCGGATCAGGACGTTGGGCCTACCGGAGGAGAAGCCATGACCAAGTTCATCGACGCCGGAAGCTCAGGCGAGTGGGGCTGGCACGCGACGGAAACCGCGATGCGATGCCCGCAGCTTTTCGCCTACCACCACCGCATCACGCCTCCGCCCACGGGTGGCGGGGATCGCGCCCCGCTGCTCAGGGGCTCGCTCGTGCATCAGGGGCTCGCGCACCACTACGCCCGCGTGCAAGCGGCGCAGGAGGGCAAGGATCCCGACATCTGGGCCACGCCCGAGGCCGCCATCGAGGCGTGCGCCGAGAAGCTGGGGCCGGAGTCGCTCCGGTTCGTCGCGCAGACCCAATCGGTTGTGCGGGCCTACGCCGCACACCATGCGACCGAGGCGCTCGAAGTGATGCACGTCGAGGAAGTGTTCCGGGCGGAGATCGGCGGCTACCCGTTCACGCAGCGGTTCGATCTCGTGGGCCGTGACGCCTCCGGGCGCGTCGTCATCATCGACCACAAGACCACGGGGCGGATCGACGCCCGCGTGCCGCAGCGGTACGTCCTGTCGGGGCAGTTCCTTGGGATGCTGAACTTCGGTCGCTCCATCTGGGGCGCCGAGTTCGGCGGCGTGCGGTTGAACCTGATCGAGATGGGCGGGGACGACGGATGGAAGACGACCGCACCAAAGTTTTCCCGCGTGCCCGTCGATCCCGCGCCCAACGCCCAGAGGCTCTTCCCGATCACCGTCAAGCACGCTCGCGACCGCATCCACGAACTCGACGCCTCTGGCATCGACCCGTGGGAGTGGCCGAAGGCCATGAGCGAGCAGGTGTGCATCACCGCGTACGGCAAGTGCGATGGGTACGAGCTTTGCCGGTGGGGAAAGGACGGCGGAGTATGACCCGGCGCATGGCGTGGGGGCTCTTCGTCTTCTTCGCAAAAGCCTTCATCTGGGTGGCGCTCGCGCACCTTGCCGTGGATCTCGCGGCGATGGCGAACGACCTGCCGCCGGATGCGCCGGACATCGTTGACGGGAGAGCGATGGCGGGGTTCTTCGTCGCGGGCGTCTACGGGTTCCTCTACGGGCGCGACCTGAAGCGCGGATGATCAACCGATTGGGGGCAAGCATGTCGAACGGTAAGAAGCAGAAGTCGTTCTTCGAGTACCCGGAGTGCGAAGTCCGCACGGCGTGCGACGGCACGGCCCTGCGGCACGAGCGCATCGAGAAGCGTGTGTGCGCCCGGTGCGAGAAGGCGATGGAGAAGCGCGGCAGGTCCGTCGAGCCGCGTGGGATCAACTACCGCGAGCGCGCCGAGCGGCGCAGGGAGGCGTGAGATGTCGGACGGGGTCGTCTACAGGTGGCTGACGGAAGCTGACTTGAAGGAGATCGTGCGCAAGGAGACGGAGGCGCTGCGGGCGCTCCTCGCGGAGGCTCACAGCCGGTTGCCGGTGGGCGACATGAAGCAGCGCATCGAAACCGCGCTCGCGAAGATGGAGGAGCGGTGATCACCGACATCGACCAGATCGACCTCAAGCGTGCGCTGACGGCGCTCTGCCTTGACCCCGACGACAAGTGCCTCTGCCGCGTGGAACTCGCGAGGAACCTGCGGCGCGTGCAAGCGCAGAACATCCGGCCCCACACCGTCTCCGGGCGGTGCAGCGTGTGCGGCGGACAGAGCGATGAGAAGGGGTGGACGTGATGGCCGCCAAGAAGAAGCCCGCGGCACCTGCGAAGAAGCCGGGCCGCAAGCGCCCGCGCTGCGTCGTCTGCCTCGAAGGGCCGCAGCAGGAGTGGAGCCTGTGCGGCAAGTGCGACATGGACTACGCCATCGCCCTCGCGGACGGCATGGGCTCGATCGCGTGGGCGGCGGGACGCGCTCGCCTGTTCGCGATCAAGAGGAAGTCGAAGAAATGACTGGCAGTCGAACGCTCGATGGGATGATCTTCGTGGGCATGGTGATCGGCGCGAAGATGCTCTGGAACAAGCACGCATTCGGGACGTGGTGGTGATGGTTCCTCCGTACACGCTGGAATATGTCGAAGGACAGGCCGCGCCGAGCGGCTATGTGGACATGCACGTCCCCGGCACGGTGCGCGTCTGGGTCGAGAAGGATCTCGCGGCCCGCATCATCGCCCTCTTGGACCGCAACAAGCTGCACGAGGCGAGGACGATGATCCTCTGGTTCGGCGGCGAGAAGGAGCCCTCGTGACCGAGACGTGGGCGCTCGCCCTATGGACGCTGGTGATCGGGTCCGTGAACTTCTGGGCGGGCGTCTACACCGCGCGGCGCCCCGCGCCTCAACCGATTGCGCCGGTGCGAAAGTGGGTGCGGCTCCCCTCCGGCTTCTCGCACGACTACGGGCCGGGGCTCACCGGGTACGTCACGCCGACGGACGACGGAGCCTACTGGTGGCTCTCGCGCAACGGCAGGACACTGATCGAGGGGCCCTGCCGCAACGTCGAGGCGGGCAAGCAGGAAGTCGCCAAGGCGGCGCAGGAGATGGGCTCATGGGCCGCAAGTTTTCGTGGGACCGCATAGACCAGAACCGCTCGATCGCTCAGGCGAACGACGTGATCTCCATGCGCGTCGAGTGCGACGGCGACGGGTGCGAGTGGACCGTCACCGGCTGGGCTCGCGACCGGGCGGGGTCCATCAAGCGTGCGGAGGACGCCGCACTCGCGGCCATCCGGGCGCCCGAGGTGACGGACGACCGGCTCGACGCCCTGATGATGCAAGCTCACGCCGGGACGTCCTACCTCGTGGTCAACGGGCAGCGGGAGCCGCACACCCTGTTCGAGGTGCTCCGGCTCGCCCGCCAGTCGAAGAAATAGAGCTTGCGTTACGTTTTCCGCTGTAATACAAGCGTTTTCGCACGTCGGCGCGAGGGGTAAGAAAAATGAGAACCTGCGCAGCGTGCGGGGCCCAGATCGCGGGCCACAACAAGTCGGGCTTCTGTTCGGCGCGGCCATGTCGGCTCGCGGCCATGAAGACAGCCCGCATGAGGAAGGCGGAAGCGCGTCAGCGCGCCGCCGAGGAGAGAGCAGATGGGACACCGTACTACCTATCCAGAGTCCGTCCTCCCGCCGGGACCGTGGCACGTCGTCGGAAACAAGATCCTCGCGGGTAAGCTGACCGTGGGTGTGATCATGTCCGCCAACGCGCACGTCGTGGCCGAGCAGATCGCCGTCATCGTCAACGAGAGCGCGTCCGTCATGGGCGTCATCGACAGCCTTCAGGCTCAGGTGAACGCCCTGAAGGAAGAGAACGAGCGCCTCCGCGACTCCCTCGCGTACGGCGACGACTAAAAACCCCTGTAATCAAGCCTGTTTACGGCAGCGTGTTTTTTCCTACCGAAAGCTCTTGACACCTGTCAGCGGCTCAAGTAGAACCGCCCCACTCGCAACGGAGAACCAAGTGATCCCCTCCCCCTACGAAGGCGCCAACGTCGTCGCCGCCATCTACGGCCCCTCCGGGCTGGGCAAGACGACCGACCTGATCTACAGCTTCCCCAACGGCCTGTTCGTCGCCCCCACGGGTGCGCTGAAGCCCGCCTACCACGTCGTCGGCAACGTCCCCCAATCGGTTGAGGCTTCCACCATCATGGAGGCGACCAAGATCGTCTCCGGCCTCTCGAAGGACAACACCAAGGGCTTCGACGCCGTGATCGTGGACGACTTCTCGCTCCTTGCGGAGAGCACCGTCGCCGCGCTGGAGAAGAAGCACACCGGCTTCAAGCTCTGGGGCGCCGTGCGGGACGCCGTGTTGGAGTTCCGCGACGTGGCCCGCCACGCCGGGCTGCACGTCGTCCTGACGGCCCACGAGAGCGCCCCTCGCACCATGAACGGCTCGTTCATCCGCGGCGGTCCCAAGCTGCCGGGGCGGCTCCCCGAAGACCTGCCGACGGCGTGCGACCTCGTGCTCCGCGCCGCGCACGACTCGACCCGGCGGGGCTGGCACGCTTGCTACCGCTGCACGATCGACGACCCGCAGTGGGTGAGCAAGGACCGCCACGGCGTGACGCCGGACAAGGCGCCGATGAACATCGCGGAGATCCTGCGCATGGCGGGCTACGAGATCCGCCGGGCGCCGGGGCTGGAGTGGCAGGAGGAGATCGTCCAAGCCTTCGCCGTCACCCTCTTCGAGAACCCCGGTCAGGAGAAGGCCCTGATGTCGGAGGTGGTCGAGATCGCCCGTGAGCGTACCGACAACGACCTGCACGTCCGCTGGGTGATGCGCGACTCGCTCGATCGCGCCGCGCTCATGCGGGCCCGCGCGAACCCCTTCTCGCTCTACCTGTAGTCAACCGATTGGGGCACCAACCCATCGTCCCACGCCCCGAAGACCCCTCCTGACGTCACGAGGCAAAACTGGCATCACCGCACGCGGACCCCACGGGACGGGCACCCCGCTGCAAGAGGAAGCAGTCATGTCGAACCAGTGGAACGCCAGCATCAACGTCGCGAACGTCGCGGCGCGCAACGTCGGCGGAGGCTACGCGGAGCCCGAGACGGGCCCCTACAAGGTGAAGATCGTCAGCACCGAGATGTACGAGAAGGAGGGCCGCCAGAGCGTGAAGTTCCAGACGGCGATCGTCGGCGGCGACTTCGAGGGCACGGAGACGCGCCTCTTCATCGGCCTCGACCTGACGAAGGTCGGCAACCAGCGGTCGTGGAAGACGGCCATGCTCTCCTGCGGCTACACCGCGGAGCAGGTGGACGTGGGCGACATCCAGATCGGCGCCGACACCTTCGACGGCAAGGAGGCGTACATCTACTACAAGGCTCGCGACCCGAACGACGCGACCAGCCAGTCGGACCGCCAGTTCATCACGCCGCAGCAGTTCGCCACGCTGACGGGCGCGTCGGCGGCCCCCGTCGCCGCCGCGTCGGCCAAGGGCAAGATCGGCGCCCCCGCCGCCAAGCCCGCCGCCGCCCCGGCGATGAACGTCACCAGCACCCCGAAGCCGTCG